TATTGAGAGATTCCTTGATGATGATTACTTTATGGGTAAAGTAGCTAAGGATCTATACCCGGATAATAGACCAGACTTGCTTGATATCTTTGATGTTACAAAATCTTATATTGAGATCATCCTTACTGGGGCAACCAGCATCGGTAAGACATTCATGGCCGCGTTAGGCATGACTTACATGATCTATAAGATAGGATCATTCAATTCTCCGCATAGATGGTTGGGTGGATCAGCGGCTTCTCCTATTGTCCTGATCAACATGTCAGTGAACGCTCAGAAAGCACGTGAAGTTATTTTCACAAGAGTCAAAACGATGGTTGACATGTCCCCATACTTTCGTGAGCGGTTTCCTCGAGACCTCCGGTTGGGTGACACGTTGGTTTGGCGAACCTCTCTTGATCAAGGGGATGTTAAGAATCGCACGGGCTCACAGATCATGTTCAAGCCTGGTACAGGAGATTCGTTGTCTGCCTTGGGCGACGATATCTACGCCGGGATAGGAGACGAGTTGAACTTTTTCCGCGTGATCGAAAAGTCGAAGCGCACCTATGGTGAGTCCTTTGATCCTGCCCAGCGTTTATACGACGTGATCAGTCGACGAATGAAGGGAAGATTCTCGGCTGGTGGCCTCCCGCTTGGGAAGTTCTTTTTGTTGTCCTCGGCACAATATCCTGACGACTTTGTGGAACGTCGCATTGCCGAGGCAGAGGCGTCTGGTGAACTGGGACAGACGGTTAAAGTAATCAGGAAGTCGATCTGGGAGGCCAAGAAGGGCCACTTAATTCAAGGGAGTGAGGTCTTCTGCGGGAAGTCGTTCCGAGTTGAAGTCGGGTCCTCACGCAGGGGTTCTCGTATCCTTGATTCCTACATCAAGAAGACAGGCGAGATCATTGACAAGGGGTTCACTGACATTGAGGGCAAAGTCATCACGCCTCCTATTGAGTTGTGGGATGACTTCGTTCGGGACATTGAAGGCGCCGTCCGAGACTTTGGTGGTGAGGTGACTCGAGCGATCTCCCCATTCTTCCAAGACACTGATGTGATCTGGGCCGCTATTGATGCCACCGGTGTTCTAGAGCATCCTTGGTCGACGGAGCAGACATCGCTCGAGGATGGCTCCGAATTGCTTTTGGACAAAGTGTTCCTCTATGATGAAAAGGAGGAACGCAAGCGGTGCCGTCGGCATCCAAACAAGTTACGGTTCGCACACATCGACTCATCCAAGTCCGGCGACTCAACGGGACTGGTGGTTGTGCACTTGGCAGGATGGAAAAACGTGATGCGAGCCGGACGTCAGGTTGAGGAGCCGATGTTTGAAACTGATCTTATCTTGAGGATCAATCCTCCGCATGGTGGTGAGATCAGATTCAAAAAGGTGCGAGAGATTCTATACCTCCTGCGAAACAACGGAATGGGATTCGGCAAAGTGACCCTTGACTCATGGAATTCTGTTGAGCCCCTTCAGGAATTGAACGCAAAGGGATTCCGTGCTGAGGAACTTTCAGTTGATCGGGACATTGCTCCATACTCCTACCTGAAGGATTGCTTCTTCGACTCGAGGATAACCATCTATCATTATGAGCGCCTGATCACTGAACTTTCCCGCCTGGAGAAAAAGGGAGATAAAGTTGATCATCCGGCTAATGGATCGAAGGATGTCTCAGATGCTCTGGCTGGTGCGGTGTGGGGATGCTATCTTGCTTCCTCAAGGATGTCAGATATGGAGCAGGAAGCCCGCCTGCCTAAGCCTGGTGGGCATCAGAATCCTTTGAGAAATGAAAAGTCGGAGCGGGTGAAGCAGGAAAAGAAAAACATGGAAGAGGATCTTCGCCACTTCATGGGCGGGTCAAGAATCATAAGGAGATAGAGATGAGAAAAGTAAGAGTATTTATAGCAGGACCGATTACTCCGACAGGGCGCCTAACTCCCTCGACGAATGGGGGACACAATCAAGTGGCCGAATATCTGGATAACGTGAGACAAGGAATTACAATGGCTACGGAATTGATCGCCCATGGATTCGCGCCGTACTGTCCTTTCGTGGACTTCATGTATTGGATAGCAAGACCTTCGGATACTGAACTCCCTACTGGGGCAACTATGCAAACATGTGACCTTTCTTGGCTAGACGTTGCAGATGCCCTGCTATTGCTACCAGGATGGGAAACATCCTTGGGGGTTAAAGGGGAACTGGCTCGAGCGAATGAACTCGGGATACCAGTGTATTACTCAATAGCTGAACTCATCAAATTCTGGTGTAGGTTTGGTGAGCCGGCATTGATAGACGGAGAAAGAAATGGCTGAAGATAAGTTCGTTGACACAGTGAGAAAGGGACTCTCTCGTTTCTTTTTCGGTCCCACTGATCCCAAGTTTTCTACGGAAGTTCGTCCGGATGTTGGCCTTGGGTTCTCTTCATTACTGGCGACTTGGAGGAATCAGTACGCGGACTTGATGGGCATATCTGGATCTCGTTCGGATAAGTATGATCAGTACAACTACTTGGATAAGAATCTGGCTGAGGCCTCTGCGTCCCTCAATGTCTATGCAGATAACGTGGTGTCGGGCACCGTCGGAGGTGACGACAGTTATTATGTAATGATAGATGAGGACGAGCCCAACATTGATGAGTTGGAGCAGATCGTTGAAGATGCCGAAGATCATACTTTGATCAAGGACATGATCTGGAGTATCGCTAGGAACCTGAACCGGGATGGCGACGTGTTTGGTGAGATCGTCATCGCTAAGGAACCTGGTGAGGAGTTGATGCTGGAAAAGCTTAAGATGCTTCCGACCAAGGAGATCATAGCTTTGGTTGATGATCGTGGAGCATTCAAGGATCCTAAGTTCCCCTATGCTCAGATCGTCGCCGGGACAACTCAACCAATTCCTTTTGACTGGTGGAGGATCGTTCACTTTAAGGTAGGCAACGATGTCTATGGAGTCGACAATTCGCTCTTTGCCAATGCGGCGCTTCGGATAGGTCGGCAGTTGATCTGGGTCGACGAGGCTATGGTGTTGGCCCGACTCAGTCGTGCGTGGCAGAGATTCGCATACTTTATTGATACTGGTAAGTTGGGGCCTGATGATGCTTTAGCATTTGTTGAGCGGTGGATGGCCAGACTCAGGACTCAGCGCACTGTGGCAGACAAGACGACTGGACGGACGACAGTTATGGACGCCCCACTCCTGCCTGATGAGGATATTGGAATCCCTACAGGCGAGAATAGCAAGGCCGATGTGAAGCCGCTATCCGGTGATTCAAACGTGGGGAACATCAAGGACGTTGAGTATCTGCAGTCTAAGTTCCTCATGGCAACCACGACGCCTAAAGCGTATGTCTCGTTGGAGGAAGGAGTCAACGCCAAGGCCACTCTGGGTCAGATTGATGTTCAGTTTGCTCGGCAGGTCCGCAGGCGCCAGCAGTCCTTGATTCCTGGCCTTCGGTTGTTCTATCGCATGGTCTTTATTCTGAAGGGGAAAGATCCTGACTCGTTCAAGTGGTCGATTGTATTCCCCGAATTGGCGACTACGGATGAGATGATCAAGTGGGAGATCCTGAGAGTTAAGTCGGAGATCGCTCGCGTCCTGACAGTTGATGTTGGTGCGGTTAATACCTTGTACGTTCTGAAGGAACTCCTGGGCTTTGATGATGATGAGATCAAGAAGTATGCCGCAGTAAGTGATGACGACGATGACGATGCTGGTGATGGTGACATGGGGTTTGGTGCGGTTCAGATTCCGCCTCAGTTGGCGGCGATGGTTAGGAAGGATCCTGAGGTTCGTGCCATGCTTCATGACTTGAAGGATATAGTTGCCTCAAGGAAAGCTCGTGCAGACATCGCCGCAAGCAAGCGGGCGGTGGGGATTGCACGCAAGGACGCTCTGACGAAAAAGGATTAGTCCGATGTTCCTCACACTAGAGAAGATCAACTACATTATAGATCGACTTGAGGAGTCGGATAAAGCCATCTCGGGTGCTGTTGCTCGTGACCAAGTTATGTGGTCACAGACTTCAATCTTCGCTGGGCTGGGAATGCAGAATAAGGCACTCATGAAGCAGGGCATGGATACCTATGCCCAAACGATGGGCACCTTCAAGGCAGACATAATGTCATTGGTTTCGTCATACCAGCAGGGCACCATGTCTCAAGGTGCGGCCATGCTGAAGTTCAAGAGTATAGCGGGTACGCACTATCAGACGCTGTTTAAGGCAGGTGCGATGGCGATGGGCAATCCTTTTTACTCCGATCCCGCTATTGGGTTGACGAAGAAGGATCTGTCGTTTATTCAAAAGGCAAGGAACCTTGAGGGAAAGTTCTTCCGAAAGTTCCTGATGGATATAAAGAACCCGGACTTCAAGCCAAAGATCGACTTTCAGAAGCGGGCTGGGTTCTATGCTGATTCAGGCAAGGCACAATTCTTTAATGGTATGGTCAATGGTGCAGGTGAGAATGTCGAGATTCACTGGGTCATGTCCGAGGCAGTTGAGAAGCATTGTTCCGATTGTCCGGTGTTGGCCTCAAAAGTTTATACTTGGCAAACTCTGCCCACCACCCCGCGTGCGGGTGATACGGCGTGCCTATTCAATTGTCAGTGTGAACTCGAGATAATTCAGAAGCAGGCCTCGGCGCCTGCGGGGCAAAGTTTTAATCCAACGATGCCCGGTTCGGCAAACCAGAAGGCGATGGAAGTCCCTGGGCGCTGGGCAAAGGTATCCAACCAGGCCGGCGAAGAGATGATGGGCCAGGTTGCTAAAGACATGGACGATCTTTTCCAACAGATGAATAAAGCCAGGCAGATGGTCACTCTGACTTCAGGGCCTGAGAAGTTGGATTGGATTGCCACTAGGCGTGGTATCAATGATCTGATCATTCAGCGGGCGAAGGCGGGTGGCTATCGTGTGACTCCGACAGTATCGGTTAGTCAGTTGAAGATAGCTTTAGCGTCTGCAGTGGAGAAGGGAATAGGCGGGTACCTTACGCCTTCACAATATGCTTCAGGAAGTGAAGTGGTTTTCCTGAGAGGTAACTTCTGGACAAAAGGAGTTATTGAACTTCGAGGGGCAACTGCCTATGTGAAGACCGCGAAAGGGACTTCGTACCTGGTGAATGATCAGACGGATCTTGTCTTTGGAATGAAGGCACCAGCTCCTCCTGTTTTAGTAGGTGAACCAGTGCCGGTTGGCCCTGTAGCATGGAAGCCCACTATGACTTCCGCAGAGGCAACTGCCTGGAGTAAGGGAAGTGTGGTGAAGACTTCTTTGTTCCATAAGACCCAACCAGAGTATGTTGACTCTATTCTGTCTGGTGGATTCAACGTTGGAGAGTTCGGAGGAGCCTATGGCAAGGGCGTTTATCTTTCGACTTCAGCCGAGGCGGGATATGGACGGGCAACTGTTGAAGTGGTGCTTAATGTTCGAAAAGTTTTTAAGTACACACCAGCACTTGATGCACAAATAAAGGAATGGTGGTTTAAGAAGTGGAAAGTTGAATGGCCCAATTCAGGTATCTCCCTCGCCGATGCGTATGCCAAAGACCACGGATACGATGCCCTGGTTGTAGTTCCGGAATTTGGTGCGACTGGCAAACTATGGTATGTTGTCTTTGATCCTAAGAATATTACCACTATTCGACATAGTGCGGTATAGGAGAATGAATATGGAACGAACCTGTTGGACCTGTCAGCATTTGCTGTCGAAAGTCGGTGCTTTGCCTCCCGTACTTTGTAAGGCCTTTCCAAAAGGTATTTCCATCGAGATACTATCGGGAGTCAAGTGGCATGACAAATTGTTCGGAGATGAGAAGGAAAAAGTTTTCTATGATCCGATTACAGAGGAGGAAATTACGCGCCGACAGAAGGAAGTTGATAAGGAATCAGGAACCATTGACACTTTGAGCCTAAAGACAAAGCGCCTTCTGTTGAAGTCAATCTTTTTTGGTAATCAGGAATGGTTCAATATCTATCTGAAGTTCTATGACGAGGCCGTAACCGATGGTTCAGAAATGCCCCACGAGCGTGCCATGATCAAGTTCAGAGAATACTATGCTGAGACCCCGACTGGTTGGGTCCTTCGTCCAGGTATGGTTGTACCACAGGTTGAGGCACTCGAGGAAGGCGGGATGGGCTCAGGCAACTGGGGGCATATCTCGGTGGATGGTAAGCGAGGCGGCTCATTAAAGGGCACTGGTGGCAAGGATAAGAAGGACAAGTACGTTAAGAAGGTCAAGAAGGGAGTCGACCTGGATAAGTACACCGACGAACTCGCCGCAGTCTTTTCTAATTGGAAGCAGGATGATCAAGAG